CCTTGACCTGAAAATGTGGAGAATCCGGTGACTTTTTCCAGTTTGCCCCGGCCTCAAATCCATACTTCTGCATGATCTCAATAATCTTCTTTGAGTCTTTGTCCTGAGCGTTCCAGATTGCCTTTCCGTTTCGCATAGGGATCACGTCTACCGCCTTTTTCTGGGTATGTATGCTGTTCAGCGTCCATGTGCACTGTTTCCCGGACCTTGCGTATTTCTTTGCTTTCGCAGCCGGGATCCCTGCTGCCACACACTGCGCGGCCGTCCGTCCCTGGCCGTATAAGTAGTACTGCCGCTCCTTCGATCGGTATGTTTCCACCACCAAAGGATTCACGCCGGCGGACTTAATTTCCTTTAATGCTTCTGCTAGCATTACCTGTACTAAAACATTTAACTTGCCTGCATCACTGCATTGATCAGTCACTGCCATAACATTATTCCTCCTTTCTCAAGATCGATTACATTATTCCTTCGCTTCTGGTAAGCCAGTGAGTGACGTGAGTACCGATGCAACACCGGCAAGCGCTGCCGTTCCCACTATCGTGATCCAATCCACCTCTGTTATCGATACCGCTGCCGGGATCATCGCGACCGCTGCCTGCGCCATTGTCTTTACAGCCCGGACTGCTGCCGCCCTGCACCACTGTTTTGTTTTACTATTCATCATAATCTTTCATCCTCCTTTTCCGGTTCTTCCGGCATAGCCAGTAGAGTGTTATATAATTGTGTCGCCACGTCGTTGCCACCGAGATCATGGTAAGCTGCATACACGCGCTTAATGGATTCTTTGGCATAGATCGGGCAACATTCCCGCTCCTGGTATTTGTTGTAGTTCTGTACAATGCTTTCCCGCAAAAGACTCTGTACACCTTCTGCGATGGCATCATTTTTAGCTTGCTCCATCTTGAGCCGTTTTCGAACGCCCCGGTACAATACAGTAAGGGCAAAAGAAAAAGCGGTCAAAAACCACTCCATCCAATGTGTCTGCATAAATTGCATTATCTCATCCATTATCCTGCCGCCTCCTTTTCACAGATTTTCATCTTCATTTTCTACCACATCCTTTTTGCTTTTTTATAACAAAAACAACCGCATACTGGCTTTTTGACCAGTTGCGGTTGTTTTAGTTAGCATGATTCTTTTTTGATTTCAAGAACTTAGAGAATCTTTTCCTCCAGCTTCGAGATACGATCCTCCAAAGTTTCATTCTTTTTATACAATTTTTGAATCATCATCGTATTGAACGCGATAAATTCCTCGTATCTCAAAGAGTATTCATACACGGGATTCCCGTCATCGCCAAATACCGGCTCTTCTATTCGTTTTTCTTTTCGCTCAGTCCATGCTTCCTTTCCCGTTTCTTCATCTGCCGGATGGTGGATTTCTTCCATTTCTGTTCTTACATTCCTTTTCTGGTCCTTGCAAAACCCGGCAAATTCCAGCGAGGATAATCCGCATTCTGCCATCGCTTCTTCGACATCCTGCGAAATAAATCCCACGTGGGTTCGTCCAGACTCACCGTCTTTAAACAGGTATGACTTTGGTTGCAAAAGCATAAAAAACTTAATATAGCGTTCGTCTGACGACAGATCTTGTATATCTTTCTTTAGGTTTCGATCGGATGATGTGTTTAACGATGTCGAGCACCATATTTCCTTCCAGCGACTTGATGAGGTTCCGACTTTATATGTTCCCCCATCTGCCGGACATACATCTGATCTTAAGCAACTCCTGAACACAATGCCACCATATCCATAAAGTTCCAACTGTCTATTTGTGGCCTGAATCCTTTCTGATTCATAACCTCCAAAATACAATGCTCCTTCAATTTTGAGTCTTGTAGCAACATCTGCTTCATAAAAATGTCCCGTGTACGCCCGGACTTTTTGTTTACTGATACTTGTTGGTATCGGCTGGCCCCAATCACTGGTCCATTCCATTGTTCCATCCGGTTTAATATGGCACGGATACAGTTCCTGATTTCCGTTTGCTCCTGTGTTATATGTCTTTTTCTTCCCAAACTCTATGTTATATCCATCGCCTATTTCAACCGCAGCACCTCTTGCAGCATATATTTTCAAATGGTCATCTGTATCTTCATACAAATAAACATATTCTCCATCTCCGAAGAAAAATTTACTGCCGTAATTTGCTCCTTTTGGTTTTAATCGCAAGTTTGTAGCAAAAATATCATAAAACGGGTAATCCAATGTTCCGAAGCTTATGTTATCAATCCCAACAGGAGACAATATTCCCGCGTTACTAAAGCAGATTCCCTTTCTATTTGCGATTTGGTTTGCGTTTGAGTATAAATACAAATGTCCGTCCGACGATATAAACATATTTTCGCCGTTTTTCCCGTATATTTCGTTTGCTTTTTTGTTTGACTCCGTTTGGAAGGCACCGTATAACGCACTTGCTGATTCTCCTGATCCTATAAAGGTATTCCCACCCGCACCCAAGATAAGTTGTGATCCGTAATTACTAGCACCGGACCCATCACCATATGTCTGCATCACCATTCGGCTCCTGCCCTCGGGATCAATCATATAAAAGGTATCGTTGGAAACAACAGTACTACCATTTGTCAATGCTCTTATCCACGATGTCCAACTGTTGTTCACCCTGACTCTTGCATATATTTTTCCAGTGTTATATGCTGTAAACACTTGCCTCACAACACCCCCGTTATCTGGCGGGGAAGGCGTAAAACCGTTCCCGTCAAAACATGTAACGTCGAGAAAACCATAAGATTCCGGCAAGTTCGACATGTTATAAACAAATCCATGCCATTCTGTCACATAGTCATTTGCATTTGTCGATCCGCCAATATGGTTCGGCCGGACAAATCCAGTACCATTCCCGATATATGCGCTTTTATTTAATCCATCTAATTTCTTCTTATCGCTGGTTGACATGAGGCCATTTGCAGATTGTGTGGCAGCGCCGTATGTTGGAATCTCCGGCACTCCCGATAGATCTGCATATTTTCCAGTAAAGGCAACCGTTTTCAGATCTGATAACCATTTTAACCATTTCGCAACCTTGCCAAAAAGGACCGACAGCTTTTCCCCGCTGGAAATATCCTCCCGCTCGGATGCCTGTTCAAACGTCACCGTCGTTTCTGACGCATCCCCTGTCTTGTCCAGTTTCTTCTCAAGGCTTTCTTCCACCTCTGCCGCCATCGCATACAATTCACTACTGATCTTCACCGTAACCGTCACATCACTACTAATCGTCAAAGTAAACCGTAACCGCTTTTGTTTTATAACCCCTTCCGTCTCCGGATCTATGTATTCCGCATCATCCCCGCTATTGTCATAATAGCACAGCACCACATTCCCAATAATCCCAACTTCCCTGAAATAAAATCCCTTCGGGGCCTCCGTGCTATTAAAATCACAGTTGATTACCACTTTCCCTTCATCCCGTTTCACCGATTTCACAGGAATCTCCATCACTTTCTTTGCCAGTCCCTTCATTTCGGCAAACGTACCCTCACATACACCTTCGCCCAGCTGGATATGTGTAATGTTCAACGGATCTTCCTCACTGATTGCCGAAGCGATCAGACGTCTCCCCGCTTTTGTCAACGTCAGTCCAATAAATCCCATAAACTCATCTCCATTCTAATATTTCATCATCCTGCCACACACAGCATATAAAATTATCTGCTGCCCAATACTCAGCCACATGGATCGTATAAAACATATTTTCCGGCAGCACGCTCCTCAGAAAACCGTCGAGAACGTGCAGGTACTTATCTTCGTAAATATTAAAAGTCAGGGCATAATGTTCCAGATCACATGACATGTCATAATTCCAGCTTCCTCCGAGCAAGATGTTCACATTCCGAATGAGTTGCTCGAAACTATACTGTTTATCCCTGCACCGGTAAGCCTTGACCCTTTTTTTCCTGATCGCCATATCCTCATCCGGATCCGATATGATCCCCATCTGCTTTTCGTATTTAGATAATCCATATTCCGTGCAATCTTCAATAAAAGCCTCGTCTATGACCTCGCCGATACGCGAATAGATCTCATCACTCTCGACATTCACCACGCGCATCAGCTCCTTGATCTCGGAAAAATTTTTCATCAAATCCGGAAGATATTCTATCAGCTTCTTTCTATCAGCCAGTTCAGCCATTACTTATCCCTCCTCTGACCGGTATTTCCTCCGCCGCCAGTATCAAATTACCTTCCTGCGCATTTAATGTTACCTCCGTAACATCCTCTACACCAGCTATTTTCAGAAACCTCGTCTCGACCTCACTCACCCTCACGATCAAATGATCCGCATCTTCCCACCCCTGCGACAATTCCTGAAAATAATCATCCAATGTCTGTTCCAACGTATCTTTCAATGTGGCAAACGAATAGCCTGACCGAAACGTCATGACCATACTTACATCTACTTCCTTTGGCACCACTCCAAACACATTGACCACATGACCGATCGGAGCAAGGCCGGTCCCTTCCCCCGTATTCTCGGCCGGATCAAGGATCGTCTGGACATGATCCACCAACACCGCCGACGGCGTCTTGAACTCCGCTGAAATAATAATCACCTTTACAGTCCCGCCAACGGTCAGGCGCTTTTCCGAGGCCGCTTTATAAACCGCATCCAGCCACGGCCGGACCTCATCCGGCAGCGTATCCTTCGCTGTTCCATACCAATTCGCAACCGCATCCGTAGGGATAAATAAAGCCGGATCATATCCCTGTTCCCACACTCGGATCACCTTGCAACCGCCCACGCCATCCATCTCATTTATCTTATCTTTATAATCCATCTGATTGCCACCAAACGATTCGTTTCTGCAGGAAGAAAAATACCGTTCCCGAAAATCCTCAACATCCTCTTCGTCCTCCCCCGGTACGAGGATTTCCATTAGTTCAGCAGATTCCAGATCGTTCAGTTCGTTTGCCGTTTCAAACGGCAGCAAAAAACCAAGCTGCTGGTTGCCGATCGTCCCGGCTGTTTCGCACTGTACCTGATAAGCCCCGGCCACACCTTCAACCGCCTTCACAACCGTGTAGTTCAAATCATTCAGGTTAAACCTATCACCGGCCGTAATGGCCGCATCCGCCGGCGCAACCTGCATTTTCAGTACTGCCTGCGTCTCTTCTCTCGGAAAAAGACCTATCTCTGCTGCCCTTTTTATAAGATAGTAATAAGACGTCGTATCGGCAAAAACCTCTTCCATCACCATATCCAAGCAGGTATAAAAAAAGGCAAGTTCCATCGCGATCGGAGCGATGGCGTCATATATGACCGATCCTTCCCGTTTATCAAACTTATCATCCACACTGGCAAGCATCCTGGCTGAAATTTCCTCAAAACTCTGCGCTTCAAACATTTACTTCACCCTCCTGTCATGTCAAAATCATATTCCGATCCAATCTGTTCACCACCTGCCGTCGTGACCGTGAATGTACAGTGGACAATATTCTTGCCGACCTTTTCCACGAAATAATCATCTACCGACTCGAAACGGTCATCTGCCGTAATCGCATCCTCAATCCTTGTTTTCAGCTCGCTCATCACAAAAAGAATATCCATGCCGTACAGATCCTTCGTTTCAATTCCAAAATCCCATGAATAGATCTCATGTTCATACCGCTCCGTGGTCAGGATCTTCATGACCGCCTGCTGCATCGCCTCGGTATCATCAACCTTGCCGACAAAACTATCCTCTTTTGCTTCATCTCCCGTCATTTTCATGGCATATGTGTACGACGGCTCCGTATAGTCTTCAAAATCAGAGTCCTGTTCATCCTCGTCGAAATCCTCATAATTTTCATTTCCTGGTATCATCAGCTCACCACCTTATCCACTATGATAAAATCCTGACCGCCCCACTTGCGGATCATCAAAACCTTATCACCTTTTTTCAGTGCATTGTTCATTTTGATCTTCTGCTCGCTGCCGGAAATCGTCACATTGACCGTGTGATCGGTAACGTTCTCGGTTAGGTGGAAAAAGTCCGCTCCCAGCTCCAGGCCATCGCCATCCGATAATTTGATCTTCAACGGCTTAGCGGATGTTACCGTCCCGATCATATAATCACACGGTTTTTCATGCTTAACTGCCTGAACTGCTGCCTTTTTCACAAGATCCAGCCAATGAGTGTCAGCCACTAAAATCACCCCCTGAAACAATCAGATCCATCGTCCACTCGCGGTTTTTGAACGTGTGCGTAACCTTTTCAACCAGCATATAATTGGCAATCTTCAACTCATGTACTTTAAAAAAAACAGGAATGAGCGAGCCGGCACGCACTTTTTTATTGCCAATGACTCCCGTGATCGATAATGTCTTCTGTACCCGGGAATACAATTTCAAAAGCGCCTTCGACTTTGCTTTTCCCAGATCAGGGTGATCGATCTTCTCCGTATACTGCAATAATCCCCACTGGTTGATCTTTTTCGAGTTTTTCGTAATGTACACGTCATACTTCCCTGTCTTCTTATTCTCATACATCAGTTTGACCTGGTTATAGGTGGCGCTGTCAATGCTTACCTCGTAAGTAAAATCACGCCCGGTTTCCTCATCCACCAGACAGGTATTGACTTTCATTTTCGAGACATCGGAAAGTGTCAGTTTACCGACCTTATCATACAGGACATACACCTTCCCTTTCATCACCGTCGTTATATCCAGCGCATTCTGGATCGCATCGAACAACGTCGTATTATCATCAACCCGTTTCGGGATCACATATCCGGTATTCGCAAGTGTTCCCACATCCAACTTGAACTTTTTTGCGATCTGCCGGATGACCTGGTCCGCGCGCTTTTTTACATAGATCACATTATCCTTATTTTTCAGGTATCTTAACTGATCGTATGCCGTATAGTCCACCATACCGTCCTTTGACATCTTGTGCTTAAAGATAAAACCATGAAAAAACTTCGTACCATCCATACTGACCCTTACACTGTTACCTTCCTTGATCTTGAACTTTTTATCGTATCTTGCCTTGAACGTCAGCGTCCCTGGTGTTCCCTGGCGCTCCAGTACGATCTTCATGCCGTCTTCCACTGGGACAAAGAACTGATTTTCTCCGTTTTTGACGAGTACTTCTACCACGCCATCCGGAATCTTTCCCGTTTCCCACGCTATGGCACGGATCGTTTCATCCTTTGGCTGCTTCCTGTCAAGCACCTTTTTCAGGTAGGACAGTTCCTCCTTCGCATTCCGTTTCTTCTGCTTGTCTTTTGACCCATTGGATCCGGTTGAACCACTCTTTTCCGTGTTCAGGTTTTTATATTTCGGTACGCCGTAACCAGTGATCGTCGGCTCTGAAAGAGGATATGTCCTCCTTTTCACCTGATCCGACGAATTCCCTTCGATGGTATGCAGCGTATTCCCAGACACATACTCCACCAGTCCGACGTGGCTACGGTTCGTTTTAAAATAAACAATATCGCCGCGGTCCGGCGTATACTTATCCTTATACTTGAAAAGCCCTTTCTGCTTAAACCAGTTCATTCCCGCACTTGTGGAAGCCGTTTTGGGAACGACGGACGCCGAGACGCCGGCCTGATCCGCGCACCAGGAAACAAACATATGGCACCAGGGGGCACCGTTCATTCCCATCCAAGCGCCATACTTCGTGCGGTTGCCTCCCTCTTCTTTGTAGCCGAGTTCTCCAGCCGCGACATCGATAATATCCTTTGCCACATCATCACCCCCGTCATTTCGGCAGTTTCAGTTTTTCCCCGGGAAAGACCCATTGGCCGTTCCCGGGTTTCCCGCGTTTTTTCGCCCATGTTTCGATGGTAGCTTTGTTCAGCTTGTAGATTTCTTTCCACCTCGAGCCATTTCCGAGCTGCTTTTTTGCTATGATCATCAGGCTGTCACCTTTTTTCACGGTGTAGGATTTCGCCGACGCCTTCGACCGGCGGGATTTCTTTACACTCAATTTCTGATACTTTGTTTTCCCCTTCGGCCGGCGCAGCAGTTTTTTAGCGCCCCAGTCCCGATATTGCTTCATCGTTATGCTGACTGCCACATCAAAACCCTGCTCCGCCGCGTCCTCTTCAAACTTATAATCTTCGATCGTGACGCGGAGGTCTGTATGCCATAGTGTCCTTTTCTTTTTCCAATCAGTTTCGGGTGATTCCCGTAGCATTTTAAACGCTATGGGTTCTTTGCTCTGTTTCCACCTTTCCAGATGATCCAGATACCAGTCAGGCGTGTGAAACCCATCCGGATATACGGCAAACGGATATTTCGTCAGCGTCGGAAGTAAGACTTCCGTCGATATATCTGTCAATCCCGGCGTTTTGATCAGGTTGACTTCACCCTCATTGATGAGGGTGATCGTCTTGTTAGTGCCGTTGATATTTACCTGCAGTTTCCCCGGCGTGACCGGGAAAAGAACTTTGTCAATATACATCCGATACATTTCAATGCACCCCTTCCGCAGTCGCTACCATGCGCTGTTCAAGATCCGACCGCAGATATTCATTGATGCCATCGAGATCCATATTGTTTTTTACCTTGTTGTGATTTGTCTGCTTCACATTGATCTTCGCTGTCGTAAAACGGTTTACATATTCACGCTCGGCCATATCCTTGATGTATTTCAGGTTCTCGCCGGTAATATCAAGCGATTGGGCCGCTTTTTGCGCAGCCTTTGCCGTATCACCTGTGTTTTTCGTAATCGCCGGGAGGTCCGAAGTTGCCTGAATCTCCCCTTCCACTCCCTTCACTTCATTTCCGGATGTGTACAAGGTATAAAGTTCATCGTATTCTCTCTGGGTTTCATTTGCAGCTGTCTCTTTCTCGATGATACCATTTGCAATCTCCTGATTCTTTTGGTCTGTATCCAGCGTAAGATCATATATTGCCTGAAACTGTTCTTTCGCCATTTCCCCAAGATCATCGAGTCCTTTCCACTTGACTTCCTCTATCAGGTCGAGACTTACACCGGGAATTTGATTCAGCGACCGAATCATATCATTTATCATTGTAATGGCGCCATTCACGAGGGATCGTATCGCATCACCTATCAGGTAAACAATCTCGAGGACGGCTCCATACGTTCCATGAAAGGCTATCCCAAACCCTAAACAAAAATTATTCCATGCAATCTGCATTCCACCAGTAACAAGCGCCCATCTATAACTTAGGTCAGCCATAACTACTTCCGCTTTTTTGAAAACCAGCTCCATCGTTTTTCCGGTGTCACCTGTTTTTTCATTCAAATCCTTGATCCATTCGATCAAAGAAAAAATCGCTGCGGCTATCCCCAGTACTGCCAGTACGCCTGTCACACCAAACGCAATAGCAGCTGTCGTCCCGAACGTTGTCATGACTGTCTGGCAAATTGTGATTGCAGCCGTGACAAAACCAACCGCGCCGGATACGAGCATGTACGCCGCTGCCAGTGACCCAAGCACCTGTATCGTCATCATGATCTGTTCCCGGTGCTCGGCAAAAAACGCGATTCCCTGGCCCAAAAACGTACCCACCGTTCCGAGTACATTCTCCGTCACTTCCCCGATCCCCTTTATGCCCTCCTGGATGGTCCCGAGTTCTGCCTCACTCAGACTCTCATTGATCTCATCCAGCATGGATGTGATCCCCCGGGTAACAGCTGCCTTCATGTTCGAGATCGTCGTCGCCCATGTCGCCCCGGCCTCCTTTGCGGCTCCCGAAATATTCAGCACGCCATTGGTGCCATTTTTAAATGCCGAAGAAACCGTGGTGATAAAATCCTGTGCCGATATTTTCCCTTTTGACAGGTGCTCCTGCACCTTTGCCGCATCCCGGCCTGTCGCCTGCGCGTACATCCCCACCGCATTGATCCCGGCATCGGTCAGGCGGTTCAACTGATCCATTTCAACGGTTCCTTTGGTCAGCATTTTCCCGATCGCATCCGTGACTGTGGTCAGCGTCTCATTCGTGCCGTCCCCGTAAAAGGCAACCGCATCGGCCCATTTGCCGACCTCGGCCGTGGCAGAACCGATCTCCATTCCCCTCGTCGTGAAGTTCTGTACCGCTGCCGCTGCCGTATCCAGCCCGTAAGCGGTTCCCTTTGTCATGCTTTTCAGGCCTTCCAGGGATCCGCTTGCCGAGTCAGACGACCCGGTGATAGCTGTCATGGTCCTCGAAAAATTTGTCATCGTATCCATGCGGTTTATGGCCGCGCCGAACTGTCCGCGGATCATGCCGATCGTACTCTGGATCACAGACAGTCCCATCAGTGACCTCACAAGGTTCTGCGCCTTCCCTGCCCCGCCCTGTATCACACGGTTAAAGCGTTCCTGTTCCCCCGTATTATCTCGGATGCGCGACTCAGCGTCCGAAATGATCCGTGACAGGCGCAGGTATGCTTCATTGGCCGCGCGCACATCCATCCGCTGCATGGCCCGGTTCATTTCCTCCTGTAACGCCAGTGCCTGACTCAGGTGTGCCCGCAGCTGCTGCAGTTCCCCGTTCGTCCTGCTCGAAGCAAAACGCAGCGGATGGCTCTCGATCTGCTGGATGCGCTGCCTCACATGATCGATCCGTCCCGTAAGGGCGTTCATGTCCTGGATCGCTGCCGGAGGCAGGATGTTCATGCAGGAAGCCTGTAGCGCAATCTCCCGCTGCGTGCGCCCCAATTGTTCCAGCATCGTATTGGCCGCCTGTATTTCCTGATGGAACCGTTCCGTCGTAGGGAATCGTCGGACGGTAGAATACTGTCGTGTCGGGGACGAGCATCGGGGGCGGCTGTTCGTTCTCCATGTCCATATGCGATAATTCCTCGTTTAGCGCGAGCTGTTCCTGCAAGGTCTCCCGGATCCTTTCCTGCAGGGATACAAGCTGGGCCTCCACCTCATCCGTCGGCATATCAAACGGATTCTGTGAGATCTGATCCATTTCCGCCCGCATCTCCAGAAGCCTCTCATTTGCCCTTTGGATGTTTTCCTGCGTTTCCTCCGGAAGGACCTCCACCCGCTCGCTTCCCGCGCTGATCGACTGCTGGATCCCTGATACGCGGTCGAGCAGATCACCGGTCTGCTCGATCCGTTCATTCAGCCGCCGGACGCTTTGATCCGCAGACACATCCGGTGACAATGGTGTTGATGCTGACTGGTTCAGCGCATCCAGTTCCTCCGTCACTGACTGGATCTCACCCCGCACATGATCGAGGGGATTCGTATTGATATTCTGGTTCATGACATCGGAAAAATCATTTGCAGCCGTGACCGCAGCCGTCATACTGTTTACAAAACTCATCAGGACGACATTAAACTGGTCCCGCATTTCAATTCCTGTCTGAAGATACCCCATGAGATCACCTACCGTTTCTTTTTTGCCTTCCGCTCGGCTTTTTTCCGCTGTTTCTCATCCTCTTCCGCCTTTTCCTCTATCGCGGCCATGATAAATGCTTTTTCATTTTCTTCCATCTCTATCCACTCTGACGGCCGGATGTGGAGCTTGTGCAGGGCGTAGTACGCAAACACAGCTTCCACATCACCGCCGTGGATCAGTTTTTTGCTTCGTCCTTCTTTTCTTCCAGTGTCTTAGTAAATCCCTGGAATTTCTGAACCCACACGCACAGTTCCTGATACTCGCCGGGATTGTCCACCATTTCGTAAAGCAGGTCTTCCGGTGTTCTGACACCATAAGAATCCTGCAATTTTTCATCGTACAGGTTCGGGGTGGCCACGCTCTCCGCCACCATCTTCACCAGATACTGCGATGTATTTAGCTGCTGCCGGAACACGTTTGGTTTTCCTTTCACCTGGATGTCAATGGTACATTCATCCCGTAAACTCTCATTCCTTTTCGAGGTCATGGGCGCGAACTCCCATTCCAGCGGCTTCCCCTCTTCGTTGGTCAGAGAGGTGGTTGGAGCGTAAAATCCATTTTCCCTTTTCTTTTTGTTGTTTTTCATAAATCTGCTGAGATTTGACATATTGATCATCTTCCTTTCTTTCGCGTGCTCTCTGCACATCTCTATTTACAAATCACTTGCCAGTAAGTATCATGACATTAAAAATCCGTTCAGTTCAGCGAACTCCCTCGGCATGGAGAAGTCGTCAAACGTAAACTCCATATCCTCATCCAGATATTCGCCGTCCGCGCCAAATTTCGCCAGGATGCCGTCATCCACATTGCAGTCTTTCAAAATGATCTCCTGCGCGCCAACCCTCGAGGTCGGATCCTCGTTGATGACCTGAATATCAAAATACGTATCTTCACCGGTATCTTTATAATGGAGCATAGCCCGGCGGAATACCGACTGGTTGAAATGGAATGTAGCTTTTCCGCTTCCTTCCCACCCTGTCGCCTTGTTGCCCTGCCCGGTCTTTCCGAGGATCGGTACCTTTGTCTTTTTTTTCGTGAATTTGGCTTCCAGGTTAATAGCCTGCATAAAATTGTACCGGTTGCCGTTAATGGTGATAAAACATTCTGCAAGCGATGCCGAAATGGCATCCCTGGATAACATAACTGCTGCCTTTTCCATCTCTTTTACCCTGCCTTTCTCTATGCGATCGTGATCGTCATATACAGTTTTGACATCGCATTAACGACCGTGATAGCGTTTTCTACGACTACGGACTTCTTTGTATCTCCCTGAGAGATCGAGACATCCATTTCATTAAAGTTTTCGATGGCCCGGATCGTCTGGAGCTCCTGCCTGATCTTCACCAGATCGGACCAGAGAGCCGAGCGCCCGGCCTCGTCATTTGGAACCTTGCCAAGGTATTTATCATTGAATACCTGTGCGTCCTGATTTGCCAGCTCATCAATGACACGGATCGTCTGATTATCCTTGAAAACGGTTCCGGCCGTATCGGTTACCGTAACCATCGTGTTGATGTCCTCCAGCACCCGTATATCCGAGTTCACCCGGTGGAAAACAAATTCACCGGCCTTGATCGCGGCGATCAGTTCCGATTGCGTATAGTCCACGTCGATTTCGTACTCGCCGTTATACAACCTGTTCTGTACAGAAGCATTGACTGCGCAGCCGGCCTGTGCGCCCACGGTCCAGTAAACAGCCGCGGCCTCATCCGGATATACCATTTCCCCATCACTGTCCTTGCCTGCGCCGTCGAGACACTTATTTTTTATACTGATCACACCCATGTAATCCGGCAGCGTATAATCATAGAGCACTAACTGGAACTTGATTCCGAGTTCGTCCCTCATCCGCTTATTGTAAGCAGCAAACAATGACTTGACCGTATCATCCGATGTCACAACTCCCATCGTATTAAAACGATAAGATTCGACCTTGTCCAGATATGCCTGGTATGCCGCATTCGTTGCCGTCCCGTTCGTACCGCCGGAAAGTGCCGCGCCGGCGACTGCCGCAAAAGTAATGTCCGCCTTAAACGAAACAAAATCATTTGGCACAAGCTGCGCGGCTTCTGTCACCGTCTGCGTATCAACCCGGTCGGTCCCAAGCCAGGTGATGACATCCCACGCACCCGCTTCATCTACGTTTTGCTGGATGGATATTTTCAGGTCGTTGCCACGAGTACCGCTGCACGCCGCAACCGCATACTCATTTGATGCCTTGTCCCCTCCGCTGTTCAGCCGGTATGTGAAAAGTGTCTTTGCCCCCAGGAACAAATCGCGCAGGCCTTTCATCTCCTGATCCGTATAAGCGTGGCCAAAAATCCTCCGCGACTGCTTCTGAAACTCTTCATTCGTTATCGTGATCACCTCGTGATCCCGTCCCCAGTCCAGTGTAAGGGGGACCGTGGCAATACCGCGGTCGGAGACATCAGCCGATGCCGATGCCACCGAAAAAAAGTTGACGTATGCCCCTGGTAAAACCTTATTCTGTACGGTAAACGTACCTCCGCCTAATGCCATATCATTTCACCTCTTTCTTCAGCCAGTCGTCCATGATGCGGTTCACTTTCCCGATGGTATATTCCTCCCCATCGGTCAGTAAGACGTTTAAAATGTCACGACGGCCCGCAAATGCAGAAGAGGAAAGGATCTGTTCTTTTGTATACCTGCCTTCCGCGGGTTTTGTTACTTTCCCTTCTGCCGTTTCCGTTGTTTCCTTCTGGCTTCTCGCCATATGATCACCTATCCTTTCGCCTGGATGTCTGAGTGCATACTTCCCATCGTTTCCTTTTGTTGTTCCTTATGACTAAACGCATTGTAGTCCACGAAGAAATGCAGTACTCCATCCACGATTTCAAACTTCATTTCCGTTCCACGCAAAAGAAAGCCATCCACAGGGATGACTTCCAGGCATTCAAGCATTTTTTCACCTACATCGTAACACTCCCCCTTTCTGTCATCCGAATGCGGGAAATACTGGATGACAAACTGGTTTTTCCGCAGGCTGCGTGTTCCGATATACTTTTTTGTTTTCTGTTCCATGCAGCTGATGTAGAAGCAGGGCGGCGTCAGGTCCTGTAAAATCTCATCTTTGAAATTTTCATACCCGAACGCCTCATACAGTGCGTTGCTGATCCCTGCAATCGTATGATTGATCACTGCAGCACACCCCCTAAAAATTTCTTCAGCTTGTTTTCCAGTATCTTCGGTGCCATGTCCTTCAGTTCCTTTTCAGAAATGGTCATCATAAATTGGCCGCTCACCCATCCGTTGTGATCTGCTGTCCTGTGACCATATTCCACATAGCTTGCGTATTCCACAGGATTCACGATCTCAATGATGTAGACGCCTCCCTCATGCCTTACTGATAACGATTCAACAAAGGACGATGCCCCCTGCCTCTGGTTCCCCGTCCATCCGCGCCGTAACGTGCCTCCTTTTTTCCCCGAACTTTTAGGATATTGACCCACCGGGGTTCTTTTGACCACCTTGCGCAACAGACGGGCCGCCAACTCCTTTGCACAGTCTTCGAGAAAACCGTCAATCGCTTCCTGATCGATCTTCTCCAGTTTCCGCTGGAACTCTTTCAGCCCGCTCATGTCAAATCTTCCTATCCGCGCCATCTAAGCCCACCTTTCAAACAGTTCCAGCATGATCTCCTGATGTGTAGGATAAACAGCCGGGACGCCGCTATACGTATAGTCAGCGGTTTTTCCCGCCTGTGTCACCGTGATCTTTGATCCTGGTTTAACAGCCACGTCAGGCGGGATCAAAAGTTTTGTAACCTGTTCCATTACTGACGCCGACTCACTTTGTTTAGTACTGTTCACCGTCTTGAATATAAGATGGCACGGCTGGTCTTCCAGTGTGACAACGTCCTGATAACCGGAAATCCTCGTTTTCGTATCCGTTACCTTTTTGTGTTCCGTGACGGTGCACATGCCGTCATAATGGTTTCTTTCAATGGCCTTCCTCGCCGCCTGCTGTGCCTTCTCTATCGCTGTCATACCATCACCACCTGATCTTTCGAAATGAGTTAAATTCCGCCGATCCATATGTCAGAAGGTGATTGATGAATGCCGTCAGCCGTTGTTCCGGCGTGGCAGACCCATCTCCGACAGCAAATACCGTGTTGGTATCACCTGTCTGGATCTGTTTGACAGCAGGTTCCAAATCAAAATTTGCAAGGTCCTCCGGGGCAAATGTCTTTTTCGCGTTCAGAAACTCCCCGCACGCCATATCCGTGGCGATGTGTTCCAGCCCCTCCGGTACATCATCCCAATGTACTTTATTTTTCACTGTGTTCCGCACCTTCTCCACGCAAAAAGACAGGGAATACAGATCCTCTTTCCCCACCTCATAGCCAAATGACTGCAGCCGTTTCTTTACTGTATCAATATTATACATGTGATCACCCGCCTTTTATCAACACTGACCCGTCCTCCCGGATCCCGCAGCACACCTTCTAGCCGAGTTTATGCTTGAACGCGACGATGCGGATCTGTTTCGGCTCATAGACCGGTTTCCAGTTCACCGCATCCCGAAGTTCCGCGCGGGACGGCCCTTCCGTCTTCGCCACGTTCTGATTGGTGAACGCGATCCCTCTCGGGTGCAGAATGCTGGTCCTCCGGTTGATCAGGTAGTTGACGCCCGATCCCTTCTTTTTGTCCCTGTCCGTCTCCGTCGGGACAAATCCTTCCGGATTCCCATTTCCGAGCGCGACCGCTCCCGCCCCAAACAGGTACGTCGTGTATACTCCTTTATCCGCAGGACATCCGTCATCGACGATCACACGCTTCCCCTGATATATTCCAAACGCGACATCATTCGACGGCTGCACCGTATCAATCAGGTTCTGCTTCTTTAAATGCGCCTCCGTTGCTGAGTGCATACACACGGCTGTCAGCTGCGCTTTCGCGTCCCCTAACAACTGTTCCGCATCGATGAACGTTGTCCCGCTCCAATTGGCAGCATTTCCACTCTTTGTGGAGATGTCTAACAGATTGGAACTGAGACGGGTCTGGGCTGGCGCCGCGCCATCTCCTGTCACCGCCGGGATCGTTCCAAAAATACCATTCAGCACCGCAACAAGTTCCTTCTGCATATCCCGCGCCCAGAATACAGCTACCAGATCACCGATCGCTTTCATCGGATCCGTTCCCGCCAGTGCCGCGGACAGGTCCGTCGAACTCCACATCTTTGCCCGCCTTATGATGGCAGCCACATCTTTATTTGATGTGATCTTGCTGCTCTCAAGGTCCTGTCCCTCGATGACCTGTTCAGATTCTCCTGTCAGATCCTCAAAAAACGGCATGTTGACTGTAGGTGCCGCCTGGCTTGCCAGTTTGTCAAATTCCTCGTTGTTCGCCACGATCCCGCTGTTTACCAGTGCAGACAGTTCCATGGAGCGTTTTACCACATAAGGATTAAACAATTCCGGCACGATTACGTCCTGTAATGTTGTTCCCATCTTCTTACCTCCTGTTCTCAGGCATTAGATCTTCACCCCGGCGGCCGATGCCAGCGCCCGCGCCTGCTCCGGGTTGGTTCTGAATAATTCGCCCTGTTTCGTCATGTTAAATGTTTCCTTCGCAAATGGGTTCCCGGCATGATCCGTTCCGCCTCCATGCGGCTGGTATGGCGGTTTCTTCTCCTCCTGCTTAAACAGGTGGGCCATCGCCTTATCCTCCTTGTACGGCTTTATGGCATCCTCTACGCCGACCGGACTGTTTTCCTTGTCAAAGGTAAATTTCTCAATGCCGCCCGCCTTGTAGATCAGGTAATCCGGATCAATCACGCCCGCCTTTCCAAGCTGTTCCTTCAGGGCATATGTTTTCTGCGTGTCTTCGGCCGTTTTCCTTAACTCCCTGATCTCGGCCTCATAATCACTGATCTTTCCCTGAAGATCCTCGTTGTCCCCATTTGCCTTTTTTAGTTCCCTGATCGTATCATTTGCGGATTTCAGTTCTTTGACCTTGTCGTTAAAATCGCTTTTCGGTACCGCGTGATTCGGAAAAGCCTTCCTGATCTCGCCGAGAACGGCGCCAACGTCCAGCTTTCCTTCCTCTGATACTGCTGCCTTTGCTAAGATTTCTCTTAACCATTCCATTTTCCTGTTCCTCCATGTTTTTTATTCTGGTACTGCCAGTGCAGGATCGGCCGGTTATTCTCCCGGCGGAGTATATAAAAACAGGATCCGTCGGGATCCCGTAATTATCTGTATATAAAAAGAGAGTCTGTTTCAACCCTCTTTTTGTTGCGCCGGCGCAACTCATCCATTAAAAACACCGCTGTATGGCGGTACATGTACCTCAAAAATTCAGCTTGCATATTTTTTTGAAATGTGGTATAAGTTAATTAAGGAAAGACCATTTCCCGTCCCCATTGTCCCGATTCAATGAACCGGTTGACCGGACAGATAGATGGTCTTTTTTTATTCTAGTATGTCATCTATTCCGAATTTTATCTGCAAGCTTAATATACTTTTCGCATATAGGGGAGGCATCATCCGGTGACACCCCGTTTAACTCTTTTAAAAATTTTTTATGTAATTCTGTTTCTTTTCGCTCTCGTTCCTCCCTCAACTTTTTATCATCCTTACCCCGTATACTTTCTTCCCGCTTCCTTCTCTCCCGTTCTTTTTCCCTCTCTTTCGCCCACTCGTCTTCGCAGTCATATTCACACTCGTCTCCGCACTCGTCTTTACACTCGCCGTTCTTAATTCTCCGCAACACCCTCATGTACTTGTTTTCGATTGCCTTACGCTTAGGATCTTCTGTAAGACGGAATACATTTGTCGGAAGATCGGCAGAAGGCAACGCATCCATTTCTGCTATCCATTTCTTGTATAACCCATCAACTTTTCGTTCCATCTTCTCTGTTGATTTCTGTCCGTTCATACGCCACATATCCTTTCTCCTTTAATACGGTACATATACAATGATTTATTTCTTCTAAGCTCGTCCACGCCAAATCTACTCCTTCTCTGTATATAACATTATAGCTCACTTCATCAAGCGAATGCAATAACCGGATCACAAAATCGTATTTTTCAGTTACACAACGGAGTTCCTTTATTTCGGGATTCACTTTCAGAAATTCAAAATCTTCCTTGCTAAACGAAATATTTCCTTTGGAAACCGGATGATTGTGCGTAACAACCGCATCTCCTAGTTCCACATCGAAAATATCTACCGCATCCCCTTTTCCTATGAATCTTGTCACAAATCCGCTTTTATCAATAACAATCGCATTTTCCACTTCCTGATCCCTGATGAAGTCCTCAAAAAACGCGACCGCTTTATCAGTCTGTTCTGTGTCAATCCACCCTATATCTACTTTTTTCGTATTCCTACTTGTACCTCTACCTACGGAAAGTGTCTGCCCTGCATACTTCTTTTCCCACTTATCATGAGCCAAAACCTCTTCTGGAATCTTCTTAAAATATTTATCCGTTATCTGATTGGCCCTTTCTACCCACTTTGAATACTGGTCCCCGCCAAAAGAGTCAGCCAATCCCCCGCCATTCTGTATTGAAAAAGCTTCTGCGAAAAACTCATCCACATTTTTCATGGAATATTGACTGAGCATCTGCTCTGGATCATGGCTTGCTTTTTTATATTCTCTGAATAGCTGCTTCGCTTCTTTCCAAAATGCAGCATCCGTTTCAATCTCGCCATTATACATTTCTTTTAAACGTTTAGAGCAATCCAGTGTATGCAAGAACTCATGTTCAATCGCACGTGCACCGCCTCGATGTAATGTCATGACGCTTCCTGACGGATCCACATTTCCCTTTTCCCCGTCACTCTTTCTCTTTCCGGAATAGATTACTTCTCTTAATCCGGTTTTGTACAGCTTAGACAGTTCCGTTACTTTTGTTTTTACATACTCTTGTGCATCTTGAGGCATATCTCTGAGATTAAAAATGATTTCTTCTCCATACTTATTTACTGCGGTATCATTTTGAATCACTTCTTCCTCCGGCTCGCCGCCATCCACAAAAGTCTTTTTCCACTCTTCATACGTCATATCCGACGGTGCATGATATGTATTTCCTTCCTCATTCCGTGCTACTCGCTTCTCCCTGGCCGTAAATTCATCGTTGAAATACGGCGCCGTGCATCCCCTGCAGTTTGGATGAAACGGCGGGGCCGTTACGCCGATTTCAAATTCATCCATCCGGTAATGCTTCCCGTCCATTTCCCCGCATGAATGACATGTACAATCATCAAGTGTCTCCACCACTTCGTATTCCTCTACGTTCAGGTCGTTCATGCACTCCTGTCTTGCCTTGTTGCTAAAAGCTGCCGTTTCCGTCATCACCAGCGTCCAGGCTCTCTTTTTGGACGCATTAATCGCCTTTGCGATCTCTGACACGGCCGCATCCGGCGGCGCTCCTGTTATGCACATCCGGGTAAGGCTCTGGTGCATGGTATTGATTAGTTTTTTCTTATCCTGCCATATGCGTTCCGAAAAATTCTTTCCATCCACCGCCCACGGATTACTTATGATCTTCTCAACCATATTCTCGTCCAGCGCCTGTATGTTTGCATCAATGCCCGCCTTTTTCAGGATCTCGTAGGCCGTCCGGTAGTAATTATCCGCATATGTATCCCGTATATGTTCTCCGGCGGTCCCCGCGTACTTTCCATACAGTTTCTCGGCTGCTGCCATGATTTCCATCTTCCTTGCTTCCAGCCAGCCGATATGCACTCTCGAAGACGCATTTTCCAGTTCCTTTACCCACTGTCCGGTTTCATCGTTTTCCTTTCCGTATTTGATATACTCTTCCACACTCCAGCGGAATTCCCTGAGTTCCTTTTTATCCAGCATCCTCTTCGCTTCTGCCAGGGATACGTCATTGTTGTCGGCCAGCCTCTGGTACCACACATTTATCTTTTTATCCAGTTCCGAAAGAGTGCGGTCGAACTGTTCCTGTATCTCCCTGGCCTTCTCGATTGAACGCTCGTTCTGCGCTTCCTCCATTTTTTGGAAACGTTCCCGCCAGTAATCCCCGTTCCGCCTGCCCTGCATGGTGTATCACCCCCCCTCTGAGGTATTGCTGCTTCCATATGGATCCGGTCCTTCCTGCTCCTTCTCTTCCTTCTGGATCTGTTTCAATTCCTTGCTTACGTCCTCCACAAACGGATGGTTCTTTAATATCGTTTTCTTGCTGACGATACCGACTGAGTTGCGGCAGATCTGGGCCAGTTCCGCATCATTCTTGATCCGTGTGCGCGTCCATGTCTGGGCGACTGCCTCACATTGGATCCCTGTGCTTCTGCATATGGCACGTACCAGTCTGGTGAACCCGAGCCGGAACTCCGTCTCCATAAGTCCCGTTTTCATTTCCAGCATGGAATACATGAACTTGAGCGCCTCCCCCGACTGGTTTCCGAAACTCTCCGGCCTCGGATCAAATCCCTGCCCCTGTTCGAAAATAGCCTTGCGCGTCGCTTCCAGTACGCTGTTCCTTGCCTCAATGGGGATTTCTATGTTCAATGTACTGACTCCGGGGTTTCCTGTCTCATCCGCATCTAAACTGATCGCCTTGTATTTTTTCAAATCCTGCAGGAATCCGTTTAGTTCCGTGCCGCCGTATCCTGATATGACAAAGATCAGTTCCTGCACATCATCCAGATCATTGATGAAACCGCTGAAAACCTTGTCGTAAACATCAATAAGCGGCTTGATGTTTTTCAGGTCATCCGTATGTATGTTATTGTTCCAGAACGGAATAAACGGAACCTCCCCGCATTCATGGGAATATTCCTCGAGCAGCTCCCCCGTATTCGGATCTTCCACGATGCCATACGGAACAAGCCCTTCCTCCACCATGTCCGATGCTTTTTTACGGAAAGCCTGGCATTCGCTGTCTGTCCAGTACTCGTAAACTACATATTTACTGTCATCATCGTCATACTTCTGATAGATCCGCAGTACTGCGATAAGACGCTTTTTCAGGGTTTGGTCAAATACGGGGATGATCTCCCTGCTGTCTACGACCGCCCATTCGAACCCCTCACCGTTGTCCCAGTAATGCACCCAGCCGGCACACATATTGGAAGCATTGACACACAGCTCCATGCAGTTCTTTTCATACTCGTCTCCGAGCAGTTCCCTGATCTTTTTGTCCGCTGCGCTGCTGCCTGTATCAAATACCGGAGGGACAGTAAAAGCATAGGACGCCTTCTGGTTGACGATCAGACCGTGAAAATTGCGGGGGATCCTGTTGTCCGCATTTCGCAGCGGATGGCCTTCCTCATCTTCCCTTTTCTTCTTTTGGAATAAAATATCCGTTTCGTTCCGGTAATACCTCTCAGCCGTCGTAGCCTTCTGTACGTAGTCCGCATGATGCTCCGTGAGTTTTTTTATCATCTTCTTAGCCTGTTCCAGTTCTATTTTTACCACCTCATTTCAAAACACTGATGCCGTTCGGCTTACGGATCACCGTGTAGCAGAAATATCTGACGGCATCCATCGCATGGTCTTTCGTTTTCACGGGTTTATCTTCTCCGCGCTCTGCTGCCTTTTCATCCCATATGTAAAAATGAAACTCCAGGATCGTGTTCTTACATTGTTTACAAAACGCGATCCTGTCTGTATTTAACAAAGACGCCACATAACGTATCCCGTCAAGTACGTCATTCCTTGCTTTTTTGATGCGGTACCCTCTCTTCTTTAATTCAGCGATAAAAGAGGCAGCAGAAGGATCGATGATGATTTTTTCCGGTTTGATGTCGTTAAGCCACTGCTCCAGATCGTCCGCATATTCCATATCCGTCTTCTGTTTTCCCTCGCTGCGGCCGCTGTAATAATATTCCCGGTTGCAGATCCACTTCCCGGAACCATCCTGGGACCACAGAAGAAATACGGTAGCGTTCTGCGTCCCGTAATCAATGGATACGTAATGATTGCGTAGCTCAGGATCTTTCAATCCGACAACATGCCTGGACTCATCGAACATGTCATATATCATGCCTTCCGCCATTACCCATAGTCCCCGGATATACCGTTCGAAAAACACCCCGCTGTACAGTGAGCGGTACCTCTCTTTGATCCGTTCGCTCAGGCTCAGATTGTCATCCATCGTAAAGTGCAGATACAGGATGCGCTTCTGCTCCGCCTTATCGATCCAGTTCTGCTTGAACCAGTGGTAAGGCCCGTCCGGATTGCAATTAAACCAGTATTTCGATCCATCAACCGAACACCGCCCCGTCGCCTGATTTACAAATGATTCCGGCATCAGGGCGACCTCATAAAAAAAACCGCCCGCCAGTGTGATCCCTTGTATCAGATCCTGTGAGCGTTCGTCTTTCCCGCCGAAAATATAAAAGTAATTCTCTATGTCGCCTTTCGTGATGATGACCAGATTGTCGCTCCTGTGGTCGTACACCTTATATCCCCGTGCGCGGAGCATCAGTTTTAACCAAAACAAAAACAGTACGTTACGCAGGAATGACCCGATCGTCTTTCCGCACATTCCCAGATTCTGGCCATGAAACGACGACATCGCCCACATGACAAAGGATAGTGACATGCTGACTGTCTTTCCCGATCGTATCGCACCATCCGCTATGATCCCATCCTGATCCCTGACTGGGGAATCCCTGCACCACCAATTCAGGACCATCCTCTGTTTTTTCGAAAACGGCCTGAACCTGAACATTGTTCTAATCTGCTTCATCCGTCCAGTCCTCTCTCGCTGATGCGTTCAGTGCCTCGAGGAATCCGTCATCCTCGCTTTCGTCATCTTCGGTCTTTGTGTGCTCCGCAAGCCACTGTAACGCTTTCATCCGGTCGGCAAGTTTGATCCTGACCCCATCCTTTCCTTTGGAAACTTCCGTGACCAGCGTCCCGTCAATCTTCCCGGCCTCTTTCAGGCTTACATAGGATTTCCCCATGCGTGTCCCGAAATCAACAAAGTCCGTAACGTCAGCAAATGCTATGTCGATATACTTCTGAAAGAGATCTTCCTCACTTAGAAGCTCCCGGTTCAGGCGTTCCTGCTTCAGCTTTTCGATCTGCTCCTTCACAACCACGTTTGACAACATTTCGTACCCATGTGCCCTTGCCGTTTTGTAATCGACCCCGTATGCCTTCTGGTACGCTTTCGTCGCATTGAAGCATCGGATATAATAGATACAAAAAAGCTGCTGTTTGTCTGTCAGTTCCGTATTTTTCATTACTTCCCTGACTTCAAAAGCTGCAGCTTCCTTTGCCTTTTCTTTGTTTTTTGCAACGCTCCGCCTGTTTTTTTGCAACGTTGCATTTTTTCCGCCATCCCATTGATAGCGTTTTTTCCAACTTCGGACCGTGCTCTCCGCCACTCCCAGCTGTTTTGATATTTCTTTGAGTTTCAGCCCCTGCTTATATAATCCAAAGGCTTTATCCACCCGTTCATCTTTCGCTTTTGGCAAGGGCCTCACCACCTTTGTTTATTTTGCTTGTGGGAAAATGCAGGTTTTCTATGATCCCACGGCGGATCTTCTGCTGCCTTTGCAGCATTCTTTCCGTAAAATCATGTCTGATTTCCTGATTGTAATCATAACACTTTTTTACCGAACATATCGAACAAGTTTTATTTTTCTTCTATAAACCGGTTAAATGCCATTCTGACACTGTCTTCCGTATTGCCGCCGATCCTGCTGGCGATTTCCCGCCAGGAAAGGTTTTCAACGCACCGCAGGCTTACGATCCGCCGCATACGGCTGTCTGTTATCCCCTCGATAAATTCCTCGGCCTGGCTTAATTTCTCGAGAAGAGTTATTTCCAGTTTTTCCATCCGCTGCTTTCTCATGTACAATATCGTTTTCTTCCGTCTGTATTCCGGATGCGGGAATCCTTCGATTGTGAAGTGCTGACGGCCGCCGATCCCGCCGCTTACCTTGTCAGTGACGGTTCCTTCGTTTTTGATTCTGGCGATCTGCGCTTCAAGTTTGCTGATCCGCTGCCTCACCTCTTCTATTTCCTTGCGTATATCCGCACATTGTATCAATACTTCTTTTTCGATTGCCACTGATGCGCACCTCTCTTTCCTTTCCGTCCATGCCGGCGCTCCCCTGATGCCGGCATGGGACTATAGATCTTGTTTACAGTTGCTTCCGTGATGTATAAAATAATGGGGTGCTTTCGCTATTCTTTCAATGCAGTTTCGGCTTCTTCTCTGGTGAGAAAAACGGTCTTGCCAAACTCTGAAAACGGAATATTCTGCTTATTAAATGATTTAGATGTAGCCACAATGTAGAATCCACAAGAGATAAAATGTGTAAAATCCCGAACTTCCGCCTCTGCAACTGCTGAATCGCAATAAGAAGCAAGTTTTACATACACCGTATCCCCCACTTCACAAGGCAGTTTCAGCAGTTTCCCTTGTTCCTCTAAGTTCTCATATTCGCCCAACTTGTTAAAACACTCATTGATTGCGCATTCTTTGCAATCCTCATTTCCTTCTTCCGTTGCTTTGCAGTATTCACAACAAAGATCGCAGTCGTCCACTCCTCCTAACCTGTCTATACTGCATAATTTGCGCGGCACATACTCGTCGCAATATTCCATCGTTAATCTTTCCATATTCCATTTCCCTCCATCACCATCTTTTTGTTTTGTTCATATCCTTACTTCGCTTTCTTAGCTTCTGCTACCGCCATTTTATCAACCTCAATATTATGCCTTAGTATTCCTATAAACTCCCCAACGGTCAAATTCTGCAAGAGGATGGGTTCGGCATGTATTTCAGAAAATTCAAACTGTTCTTCTCCCATCTCTTGCAACTTCTTATTTGGGAATCTCTCACAATACAAATAATCCAACCCAAATTCTTCTATCCTTTATGTAACATGAGTTATGCGCCATCTCAAATACTCCCATTTCCCCAGCTGGCTTGTCTGATGTTAATCTCTCCATGATGCACCTCCGTAATCGTTAAAATTCATTTGCCTTGCCGGCGGATCATAGTTCATCCAAAGTACTTCCCTTTTCTTTGAACAGACCTGTGAATACGCTGTTGTCTCATAGCGGTTCCACCCTGCAAGCATATTATCGTATAATTCCGTCTCGTAGCCACTAATAATAACCGGGCCTTTGTGCTCTAATAATAACGAGAGCAGCACAATATGTCCTTCCTCGTCCATTTCGTATCGGTACTGTTTTCCGTGCCTTGTACTTAGCACATAGGGTGGATCACAATAGATCAACACGTTTTTAAAATTAAATCTCGGAATCAGATCCACAGCTGGCATATTTTCGATCTTGACACCCCGAAGCCGCTCTGCTGCCATCATAATCTTGTTTGGCAGATTTACCCAGTCTTGAGACGCGTAGGACCGTTCCCTTCCCTGCACATCATTTTTCCATCCAACCCGTTCCCCCGTAGTCCGGAATCCGTGTCCCATGTTCAGCTTTATGTAAAAATTAAGGGCCTTTTCAAACTTATCATCTTCATCTGGTGCTATTTCATAAGCCTTTTCGTATACCTCCCTGGCATATGGAGTGAAATGAACCATTCGGGCCAGTTTCTGCGGATCTTCTTTGATGCACTCAAAGAGATTTACTACATTTCCATCCAGATCATTAACCGTTTCAATGTTGGATCGCGGTTTGTTAAACAGGACCGCTCCGCTTCCGAAAAATGGCTCCAGATAGCTGTGGTGTTCCGGAAAGTAACCGATGATCCATTTTGCCAACGACCACTTACTTCCCGGGTATTTAACTACTGCTTTCATGTCCCCCCTATGCCTCGTAAGCGCTTTTATCTGTCTTTTCACGCTCCACTTTAATGCTTCCCTGACTTGTTGTGTTTATTTTTGCCTTTACCCCATCGCCCATATCGATCGTAGCCACTTTTATTCTTCCCTCGCAGATTTCGTTAGCGATTTTATTAAGCAATTCCAGCACCGCTTCATTACATGATACGACACCGTTATTTTCCCCGAAGAGCATTATGATACGGTTTCTCGCCCTTTCTTTCTGCTCTTTCTTCGTCGTGTACCATTTTGCTTCCGGGCACTTGCAATTTTCCGTAGCTGCTTCATTTTTTTGTTCCTTCGTCCAGTCCTCTAGCATTTTGCACGCTGCCCGCTGGCCGCAAAATTTACATGTGCCGTATCCGGTTATTACCTTTCCCGGATGATCTCTTTCCATCATTTCAATTTCCTTCGTCAACATGTTCTTGTTCCTCCTTGTTTCGTTCGCCCGTCTGGCCGTTTTCCGGAACCCTGCCTTTCTCTTCCTTCTTTTTCCGTCCCTTCCTTCCCGCTATCAGACTTACGCCGTCACTACCGATGTCGCTTTCTTTTACTTCTCGCTCCTGATTCTTTTGGCATTTTTTCACAGCTGCATCATAATCATAATGGATCTGTTTGGACAGCCGGTCCGCCAGATTTACAAATTTCCCGCGGTAATAGGCTTCCCACTGGATCGTGTTCCTCATTTCATCCAGCATTTTTACATAATCATGCAGCATACCAACGATCAATACAATGTCCCCGCGGGAGCAGGTTACTACATGATCGCACATCTCTTTTAAATTGATGGCTCCTTCAATCATTACCGTCTGCTTTTCTTCCTTGGATAATTCCCTGTCCTGCTCGATTTCGTGAAGAAAAGAAACAAGCTGTTTTATTTCATCTTCTTTATTCATCACTAATCCGCTTCCCCCTATCCGAGTGTCTTTCCGCATTTGGGACAATGATCGAACTCCACGATTCCAAATACCCCTCCCATCGTTTCCTCGATCCTTGCTGTCCCTGCCGTCGTAATGCGGATCTTAAATGTGCGGTCGCTGCTCTCAATCTCTTTGTTCCCGTTGCAGTACTGGCATATCCCGTCAACCTTTTCCGGGAGTACCTCCTGATCGCTGTCCCCTGGCGAACTCTCGTCGTTTGAGCTGCTTTGGGCTGCTGCCTCTATCTCGTTTTCCTCTGGCTTCCCTTCGTTCTCTCCGCTCTTCTCAAAACGGCGCTCTCCTGGCGAACTCTCGTCGTTTTCGGTTTCTTCGACTGCTGCCTCTATCTCATTTTCCGCTGCCTTCCCATCGTTCTCTTCCCTCTTTTCAAAATGGCGGTCTCCTGGCGAACTCTCGCCGTTTGCGCTGCTTTTGACTGCTTTTTCCACTCCCTTTCTGGGAGATTCCTTTTTCTTCTTTTCAGAAAAGCGCTTTCCTGGCGAACTTACACCGTTTGCGGGTTTTTCCTGCACGCTTTTGTCTTCCTCTCCCGGCAGCTCCCGGTCAAACACATCCCGGTACCAGCTTTCCGGCTCGTCTAACGCCGCATCACCCGACAACTCCAGCAAGGCGCGGAGCATGTCCGTGTGACGGAACATTTCCTTCCTTGTTCCCAAAATCACTGATATACCGTTTCTCCTGAAAAAACACATGTATCTTCCTGCGCGGGTATAGCCGGATCCGCTCGGTCTTACCGCCATCAGCACATCCTGTTCGTTTACGGCTTCTCCTTCCCTGTACTTTTTTATGTATTCCCATAATACGGGAATCCGTCTGGCATACTCATCCAGACTGAAAAGTTCCTTTGTACAGCCTCCTATCAAATTCCCGGACGGCAGTGGCTTTTGTTGCGCCGGCGCAACCGACGACTCTTCAAACTCCCGCACCTCCCTCTCTTCCTCTGCTGCCCGGTACTCCTGTTTGATACCGCGGATCTCGTCCCGCTTCATTTCCGGATCAATTTCCTCCCGGATCCCTTCCGGGAGCTGGAGCATCTCGGACAGCTTCGCTTCCCCGAATCCTTCATACTCTTTTTTTAATTCTGCCGAATACCCGCCCTCACTGTACTCCCGGTTGATCGCCATAAAGCGGGATGTACGGGATTTGTCCCAGCCATACGCTTCCTTCGCAAATGAGAAGATGCTGGAATATCCCCGTTCCCTGTAAAGTTCCGAATCGTCCGCCTTCCGCAGGATGAATCCGATCTCCACGATGCTCGTGCACGCTTTCCTCTGTGCCCGGTCGATCTCCCGTTCCACGTCTTCCATATTCTCAATCTGTATCATAAGCTGTTCCATTTCAATGTTCCCTTCCTTTCTGGTCTGTTTCCGGCTCCGGAAGGTAGTTCCTGCCGAAGATCCTCATGAATTCTTCCCTCGTTCCGTGCACGCTTTCAAATGCGCGCTGCCCCTCCTCTTTCAGCCTTGTTGCGGTCTGCTTGTTTCTGTGTACCGCCTCCGGGCCGTTTTCGTGGCATTTCTGCCCGCACAGCCGGACTTTTAACCCGTACTTTTCCGAGAACTTCCGGTTGGACGCCCCGAACACATGGTGCCAGTGCAGCGCATCCATTGATCCGTTCGCCCCGCATAGATAACATCTCCGCTCGTCATTCTGCATGATACTCTCTGCCATTTCCTTTTACCTCCACAAATTTTTTCAAAAACCGGTCCACGCTTTCCTTCTCTTCCTTTGTCTTGTTGTATTTTCCGCGCCTCTGGATGATTTCGTAATCCGGCGTGATCTCCACGGTATAAAATGGTGTATCCGGGCTATCCCTGTGCCGCAGGAAAAGGATGTAGGATTTTCCTTGCTCCATCTTTTCCCTGTATGTGCCGTTTCCCACACAGATATGTTGTACATGCCCTTCCTTTACGATCTCCTGGTTTGTCTTTGCCGGACGGATGATATATTCATCATCTTCAAACGTAAATTTCTTCCGGATCTTTTTTTCCATTTTCCGGATCCCCGCGTCTTTTTCCGCTGCGGCTGCCAGTTCCTTCTTCAGCTTCCCTTCGTTCAGCATGTCCACCGCTTCGTCATGTGCTTCCTTTATGTCTTTCGGAAAGAGGACAAAATCATTCTTGAAATCGTAACCCAGCCTTTCTCCCATTCTGATATAATCAAAATAATTAAACGTGAACTCGTATTTGTCCTTACCTTCTGTGTATTTCAGGAATTTCTGCAGCGACATGTATTCCAGGATTTTTTCCATGTTTTCTTTGATCTCATAATCCCGCACGTATTTTACTATCCTGCGAAGAGTGATCCCGTCTACCTCGATCCCATGCCCGTTTAATACCCGGCACGCTTTTATTTCCTTTATTCCCGGATCTTTCAGCATCCTGTACTGGCTTCTCGTGATACCGAGCATTCCGGATACCGTTTCCGCCTTCCTGTCGATCCATTTCCACCTCTTCCCACTTTGCCCTTTTTCCATTTCCTTTACGATCTCATCCACCAGCTTTCCCTTTCCCGTCTTTTCCAGTGACTCTATCAGGGGGACGCTGCTGTATGCCGCAAAGTAGTTATACACCGAATATTTTTCCAGTTTCCCGCCTCTCCGCTCCAGCCACTTTGTAAATTCATGGTATGGACATGCTTTTTTCAGTTCTTTCCTCAGTCCCTTACGGTATATCCCGCGGAACCTCATCTTCTCCGGATAATTGTAACCATGTACGCACAATTCTCCCTGATTCTTCTGGTACTGTGCGCTGCTTTTATATGTTGTATGGCTCTCCCGCTTCTCGTACCACACCGGTTCTTTTCCCCTGGCTATCACTATCCGCAAAGGTTCGGATACGATCCTCTCCGGTTCTGTCTGCCCCCGGTAGATCTTCGTCATCCGGATAAAACGGATCATAAGTCCTTCCTCGATCGCCTGCACGTATTCCGTCCACATGGTATCTTCTAACCTCTTTGCGGTCCCGCTGCTCCTTTTCCTTAACCGGCTCCCGCACCTGGGACATTTCCATTTCCTTCCGTCCTTGCACTCTGTCGCGGGTACGTCCATAACCCCCCGGCAGTGCGTACAGTAAGCGCGGAACATATTCTTTCCGCTTCTCTCGTAGATCAGGTAGCGGCTGTCCTTCATGGCGGTTTCCTCATGCCACCGGAGGAATTCTTCCGTCAGCGGTTCTGCCTGCTCCATCAGCCGGTTTGTTTCGTCATCCTTTTTTTCCTGTCGTTTTTTCAGCTTTTTCCCGTTTATGTCCATCTGCCAGCGTGCGACTGGTTCCAGCGGATGATCATATCCGCCGGTAAAGGCCCCGTAGGCTTCCACCCGTTCGGGATGGATAACGAGTGTACGAGTCCAGCCAAAATAGTATTCGAGAGTCGCCCGGCTCCACTTCTGTTCCGCGGTTATGTATGTGATCCACTCTTCCTTTGCGGCATCTATGTATGTGATGTACTCTTCTGTGCAGTCTCCTTCCTCCCTTGCCTCTTTCACGCTGTACCACCGCAGGACAAGGAGGCCGCCGCACTCTTCCGGACTGACCACGTGGCTGTATTCGTATTCCGTTCCATAAAACTTGCGCGGCACTTCCCGGATGGACCGGATCTCTTCCCTGACCTCCGTAATGTCCTTTGACGTAACTTCCGGTTTCCTCATCTTCCTTCCTCCTTCAGGTAATACTCACGGATCAGTTGGTAGCCGCGCATCGGCCCGCAGTAATTGCATTGTTTTCCGTTTATCCAGACCGTGTTTCTGGACGCCTCTTCCACTACGCGCGCCGCTGCCTCCGAAACCCTTTTTCCTTTTCTCCTGACGGCAAGCGCAAAGTCCAGGTCGTCGCAGTTTGACATCAGATAATCCATCACGTCTTCGTAAAACGCGTTGCTATCCCCTTCATATTCCACGCGGATCTTCCCGATCGCCGCCTCTATCGGCTCGCACAGTTCGTCCGTCTGCTTTATGATGTACTGCTCTGCCTCTTGCTCCAGTCCGTTTTCCGCCGCCAGTTTCCGCAAACCTTCCAGGTCTCCTTCCATGAGCAGGCCCTCCGCTGCTTCGTTGATCTCAACAAATGAATCAAATTCGCCGAATGTTTGAAATAGTTTTTTCCTCATACCTTTTTTCCTTCCTTTCCGTCGTCGTTGATCACCGTGTACCTTCCTTCGGCCAGTTTTTCCTGAAGGTATGTCTGGTATTCGTGTTTCGATTCCAGTTCCACGCACACGCTTCTCATCCGGTTCCTGGCCGCGAAGAATGACAGCCACAGGTCCGGGAACTTACCGTTCGTGTCCCCGTGCTCTGCCACGTATTTTATATACGAGTTGTCCGTGTGGAGCACCACGTCGCACGGCGTGGTCATGTACCAGAGTGCTTCCGCCGCTGCACGGACGTTCAGCTTCTGTATGGATATGCTGCTCCATCCAGCGTAGTGTTCCCTTGTGGCCGGCCGGTTTCCGCGCATCGTCCGTAACAGGATGCCGTACGCTCCTGTTCCTGATGCAAAACTCCCCCCGAATGTGGTCGTTATGTATATGTCAACCTTCATGTTATCCTCCTTTCCTTCCCCGGGCCGTACGCTTTCTTCTCGGTTTGTCCGGTTTCCTGACTCGTCGTTCGTCGCGGATCAGGATGTAGCGCATGTACGGCCATCCGTCCTTTGTGTATCCGTGTTCGACCGAGTAGCCTGCCAGTTGCCAGCCCTTGCGTTCCCTCGGCTTTTCGTAGTAGCCGTCCCTGGTCTTTATGACCTCTGTCTTCCGTTCCGGCATTCTCATGTTCTTTGCATGGCTGTACTGCCTGCCGGTACCGCCGCACCGCTTCCACTGTTTCCGGTTTTTGATGATGTACGAGGCGAGCCTTGAGTACTCGCCGGTATCGTCTAACTGGTTAAAGTGGCTCCATCCGTACTTCCACTTCCTGGCGATCTCCGCGGTCGGCACTCCCCCGTTGATGATCAGGTGGTGGTGGAGTGCCCCCTTCTTTCCAAATTCACACGACTCCACATATTTCAGATGGAGTCCTGCCTTTTTATACATCCGCCGCAGCGCCCGGATGAATGGGGTGATGTTGCCCTTTGCTTCTGCTACCGTGACGGGTCGTTCCTCCGGCCTGTAATCCAGTACCAGATGGTAGTCATTACCGTCAAAGTTCGCGTTGATGAGTGCCGTCAGGTTCCTCCTTGCTTTCCGTTCGTTACATGCTTCCTGTGCTTCGGTTGTCTTCCGGAAGTTCTTCTGCCGGATGGCGTTCTTCTTTTTATACCTCCCGGAATAATACTTTTCTATGATCAGGGTTTTCCCCGCTCTCGTTTCCGTTTTTATGTATGGCATACCTGCAGCTCCTTGTCCTAAAAATAATATCCTTATCAAGCCGGCAAGGGGAGCGTTCCCCCTGTTTTTTGCTTTTCCGGATTTCTTCCGGCGCTTTTTTGCATGAAGAGTCCCGCGGCTTTTTGGGGATTTTCTTCATTCTGCTTGATTTCCTGCCTCCGGTATGCTATACTGGTTGTAGGTTTTTATACATATAGCATATAGCTCCGGCAGTCAGCGTCAGCTGGCTGTCACTTTTTTTGCGCGGCGGTGTATCGGTTGGACGGCATACACAGGACCAGCTGCTGCCCGCAGGTCGAGCACGTTTTTCTGTACATGATCTCCCAGTGTTTGTGGCCGGACGGGCACAGGCATGTATAGAACGGATCCGTGATGCGTGTTACGCCGTCACTGTAAAATTGTTCTTTCACGGCGGTGCCCCCTTTTTGCTTCCCAGATCATGATATTTATGTGCTTCCGGATCTCTCTGAGCTCTTTCGCGTTTGTGATAAACGCTTTGTTTTCGTAGACTTCCTGACCAGCCTCGCTGACAATGACACACAGACACCCGGTGTTCCCGTGAAACAGCACATGGGCCGTGATACCCTCGTATCCGTTCAGGATAATGCCGGCTTTCACTATCTTTACAATGTCGTTTTTCCTCATGGCTCGTTCCTCCTTTTTTGATTGTCATCCCCGGCAGCGTGGTTCCCGCCGCTGCCGGGGATCTGCGGTGCCTGGTAAAGTGAAGGACTAATGTAATGCACCGCGAAAGGGCTGACAGGGATCGAACCTGTCCAAAGAGACCATCCGCCCTCTTTTTGTGTCAGTATTTACAAAAACTCTTTTATGAAGGGATATGTTCCACCAGATTGGAAGCCAGATCGAAAACGCTGAATGATTCCGTATAATGCTCACCCTGCACGGCGATTATTGATTTGTTCTTACAGATCACTTCTCCGGTAAGGATGTCCGTACATTTGTTTCCCATAGCGTCAACCGTGTCATGCCAGACTTTTACCACATCCCCGACACGGATCTTCCTGATCCGGTCAAGTTCCTTTTTCTTCTCTTCTGCATCCTCCATCAGCCTGTCCTTCACGGAGTCCTGCTGCCTTCGCCTTGTCCTGTTGATAATATCCTCGATCGTCCTTTCCGATATGACATACTCCGATGACAGGCTTCCGATCGATGCGCCTTTATCGTATTTCCTGCAGATCTGCTGGTTTCTTTCATTCATCTCTTTCATAATCCGTTTGCCCTTTCATATTCTACGGCCTTCCCGAGCACGCTTTCCGCATAATCGGAGATCTTCCCCTTCATTATCATCTTCTCCGCGTAAGCCTGTCCGCCGTTATATGCCATCAGCGCGGCGGCCGCATCCTGATATGTCTCGAAATGCCGTTTTAACAGTTCCACCCCGACGCGTACATTCTGCAGCGGATCGTACAGATCCCGGCACCCCAGCTTGTCCATGACTTCCCTGTGCCATTTTTCCTGGATCTGCATGAGTCCTATGGACTGGCCTTCGTCGGAGACGCATCTCGGATCGAAACCGCTTTCTTTTTCGATGAGCGCCATCACGAGTTCAAATGACACGGTTGCGCCGGCGCAAATCTCAAATATTTCCCGCTGCGTCTTTTGTAGAAGGGGGCAGCCTTTTATGTACCGGTAGCGTACAGATTCCGCCGGCTTTATTCCAGAAGAGATCTTTCCGGCGCCGTCACTGGGAGTCAGTCCGCCTTCCCCCTGCTCCCCCGGCGTACCTGTTTTCGGGATGGATACGTGATCCATTTGGTCCGCGGCCGGCCACAGGGAGAGGACGGCGGCCAGAATCAGGGTTCCGGCACACTTTAACAGAACCGCTTTTTTCTTTTTTACCATTATGCTTCTCCTTCCTCTTCGACTGGCACGTATCCAAATCCTTCTGCGAGCCGGAGCATGAGGGTTCTGCTTATCTCTTTCATTTTTTCTTCCGGGATCTCTTCCTGGCGTACATACTTTCCGTCTATCCGTATGTAATTTTCTATCGTCATGCGATCTGCCCCTTTCTGACCCTTTTTCTTACTATATGTTTTTTGGTTTCATTGGTGATTTGTTTATTGGATTGGCTTACGTATTTTCCTTTTAAAACTAAACAATCTGAGTCAATGCCCACATCTCCCACATTGTCACTTCTCGCATTTTTTCCGCTGCCGATGCTATCACTGGATTGTCCGATTTTACTTTTTCGTTGTAAAACTGGAACCTTTTAACGACCCTGATCAGGAGATTATTGATCCTGCTATCCGCATTTCCTGTTTTCTTTTCCATGTGCATCACCCCTTTCCTTTTCATTTGGCCGCCCTTACCTTCTTTCTCTCGGAGCACACCCGCCGGGTGGAATAGTAACTTCTAAAGTTACTTCTTTGCAAAAAAAATTTCCATTGGGTTTTCGATATGCAAAACGTCTATCATGGTCTGTATTTCATCGCTCCCAAAAACACCTTTTTTCATGCGCACGTAAAAAGTTTTTGGCGTGATGTTTAATATTTTAGCCATATCCGTTTGTGTCTTTCCGTTTTTTGCTATAATTCCGCGAAGTTCTGCAGTGTTTACCATCTCAAATCTCTCCTTTCTTTGCGTGGTAACTTTTTAGGTTACTCTTATTATATCACCATTTTGTAACTTGTCAAGTTATTTTTTTCTTGACTTGTAACTTTTTTGTGATATAATGAAGTTACCAAGTAAAAAAGGAGGTAAGACCAGTATGACAGTCGGGGATAGGATTCGCAAAAAACGGGAAGAACTAGGTATTTCCCAAACAGAATTGGCGGAAAAAATCGGGATTCCAAAACAAAATTTATACAAGTACGAAAAAAATATTGTTACCAACATCCCGTCAAACAAAATTGAAGAAATCGCCCATGTCCTTAATGTTTCAGAATCGTGTTTGATTGGTTTGGACAAAAACTTGAATAAAGAAAACTCAGACTTACTACCGGACATATTGTCTGATACTGATTTGCTAGATCATATTAAAAAACTAATCCGCTTGAATAACGAACATAAACATACTATATATGATAATATAGCTTATTGGTACGAAAAAGAGGGGCATTAAATGCCCCATTTCTTTTTGAAGGAATGAAGTAGCTGATAAAGAAATTCCAAAAATTCCAGACTTTTAATATTCAACACCATTTCAATAATCTGATCCTTGTAATCCTTCTGCGGATCTTCGCTTATGTACTCACAATCCTTTTCGTCCATAGATCAATCCCCTCTCCTTTAGTCGTTTTGTAATTAGTACTCTTATTCTACAAAATTTTTCAGGAAATTTAAAGGGGGGTGAACGTTTTAACACGTTTTCCGTACAAATTAACACTTTTTATCTACTTTTTTCCTAAATTCTTCCAGTTTTTTTCTTGAAATTGGGATGGCTTCCCCGTTTATCATTGTAACTTCCCTCGAGGCATATCCTTTTATGTATCGTGCGTTTATATAATAACTCTTGCTGACTCGTATAAAACTTTCTGCACTCTTCTCGATTTTTTCCTGGACCTGATCCAACCGGCCCCGAAAAATAACTTCCTCATCAATTGCCACCATAATAACCTTCGGACGTTTTGACTCAAAATAAATAATGTCCTTAATCATTTTCTCCATTGTGACCCCGTTCAACTTGATCTTAAACGCCGTCTCTTGTTCCGCTCTGTTTTGTAGCCTTCTTATGGCTTTATCGACGGTTTCCGTTATTCTTTCGTCGTTTCTAAAATTCGGCTTGTCAATAAAGTCAAAAGGCTCGTGCTTTAACAGATCCTTTTCGTAGGAAAACCGAGAAAGGAAGATTACAATGGTTTCCGGGTACATATCCTTGATCTCGTCGGCTAACAGCATACCGTTCTTCAACAGTTCCTCCGAATAACCATCAGGCGTCAGTTCAATATCCGTTATCAAAATATTGTACTTTTCCTTAATAAATTGAGCGTACAACTGCTCTCCACGCTCAAAACAATCAACTTCAAGCGCCTCCCCGTAATCGTATGCAAGCAGTAGGGCCTTTATTGCATTCGCTGTTCCTGGAATGTCATCACATATTGCTATCCTTATCATATAATAGCACCTCCTATTTGTATTTTACCTATAGGTTGTATTATAGAACAATAGGTAATTCTTGAGAATTTTTTGGTGCTATATCCTTTTATTTTACAAAATTCTTTTATATTTGATTGATTTTGTAACAAATATCATATATAATGAAGAGAATAAAATGAAAAAAAATGAAACTCAACCACTAAACTTATTAATGAACATGAAGGAGGGTCAAAAATGGAAAACACAAATAAAGGACAGGGATTAGCTATCGCATCTATGGTACTAGGAATCGTTGGACTCCTTACTAGTTGTATCGCGGTAGGCGGCTATCCCCGCACTTATTAAAAATCGACATTCAGGTTTTGCAATCGCCGGCCTGGTATTATCACTCATCGGAACCACCCTTTTTATCTTAACATTGAGCGGCATCTTATATTTCAACCAGATAATGCAAGATGTAAAAAATCACAGCGGTGAAAAAACGCCAATTGAGACAACTGTACCAACTAGCAGCAACATAAACACTCCATCATCGGAACAAACACCAACAACACCTTCCTCCACAAGTAAACCAACAAAAAAAGAAAAATATGAGAAATACGCTGAACAAATTAAGGTCAACGTGTATAATAAGAAAATCCTACCGATCGACTATGAAAAAGGTAGATTTCAGGAATTTATCGAATTGGACTACAAAGTCAAAAACAAATCACCGAAAGCAATCGACGGAACAAAAGGTACTCTTGATATATATGATCAGTTTGATGATATAATCCTTTCGATTCAGTGGGATATTTCGAAAAGTATAAAAGCAGGAGAAACTAAAAAGATTGCGGGTTATGGGCTAGACTATAATAAATTTTCAGACAAACATCAAAAGTTGTATGACACTGATCTAAAGAAACTGAAGTTCGAATATGACTTTGAACAAATAAACTTCGCGGACGGATACAAATTGAAATTCTGATTCTTTCTTAAACAGTAAAGGAGGAAAAACCTTGAAACCAGGTACAAAAGTAATACTTTTCGGAGTCCTATGCCTTTTTGTCTTTTTGATCGGATTAAAAATAATGGACATCAATCCAACATTAGGAGCACCAGTCATTATCGCGTCTTTACTTATGCTATACCTTTTTATAATTACTGCAAAAAGAACAGCCATTTTAGTTACATATGGGAACGTACGCGATACATGTACCATGAAACATGTAAGCGGATTACCACTTGCAGCAAATGTAAAATGTACAATAAGATCTTACCCCGATTCATTTGAATTTTCTTCTGGATCAATGAAATTTGTACTTGAAAAAAGCAAGATTACTGATGTAAGTATAAAAACGGATTGGGGAATACGAAAACAATATGTTTCAAGTGCTGGTGGAGCAGTCGCAGGTGGAATGCTATTCGGCCCCCTAGGCGCACTTATAGGCGGCAGGACCAAGAATAAGGCAAGTATTGAAGCTAACGGTTACTTGATCATTACATACATTTCGGACGAAATAAAATATATTGCTTTTAATGTTGGTTTCAAAATGACAACAGCCAAAAAATTCGTCAGGGAATTTAAGAGAAATGCCTCGGATACTACTATAAATTTATAAAATCCTGGCCGTTACAGCGGCCAGGATTTCCATTATTCACATCTTTTCTTGTCTGCCTCATCCTGTATTTTCCTATAATTAGTTCATTCATAACTCTTTCAATTGATATTGATAAATTATATTTAGTATATTATAATATCTGTAAACAAAAAAGAACGACATAAGGGGGAACTACAAAATGGATGAATCCATGAAAACTGCTGCCGCTTACATCCGTGTCAGCACTGACCGGCAGGAAGAACTCTCTCCTGCTGCCCAAAAGCGCGAACTTAAAAAGTACGCCCAAAAAAACGGCATCCTCATCACCGATTTTTTCGAGGACAACGGTATCAGCGGCCGAAACGCCGATAAAAGACCTAAATTCCAGCAAATGATCGCAAATGCCAAATCAAAAGAACATCCATACGACTACATACTCGTTTGGAAATATAGCAGGTTTGCCAGAAATCAGGAAGAAAGCATTGTCTACAAGTCCCTGCTCCGCAAAAACAATGTGGAAGTCGTAAGCATCACGGAGCCGCTCATCGATGGCCCGTTCGCCCCCCTCATCGAAAGGATCATTGAATGGATGGACGAATACTATTCAATCCGCCTTGCCGGAGACGTAAAACGCGGCATGACCGAAAAAGCTCTCCGAGGCGGATACCAGTCAGTCACTCCGCTCGGCTATGTCATGAACGCAGACCGCGTCCCGGAGATCTACGAGCCGGAAGCCGAAATTGTCCGGCAGATCTTCCGGCTGTTCGACGAAAAAAACACCCTGACAACGATCGCCCGCATAATAAACGATGCCGGCTACCGTACCCGGCGCGGAAACCGCTTCGAACGCCGTACTATCTTGTACATTCTACAAAATCCCTTTTATGCCGGCATGGTCCGATGGAACCGCGCGAAACATGGGGAATATCACTTAAATGACGAAAAGGATATAATCGTGGTCCAAGGCCTGCATGAGCCTATGTTTACGGAAGAATATTTCAACGCTGTCCAGCAGCGCTTACTGCCATTCAAACCCGGCTATACTGGCCGTACCTGTAACTGCAGACGGAAATCCGACACCGAGTATAAACACTACCTATGTGGATTTTTAAAATGTCCCGTTTGCGGGAAAAACCTCGCATATCACTTTCCCAAAAACAAAGGCCGCAGCACCTACCGCCCCCGCTTTGTCTGCTGGCAGTACTCAAAGGGGATGCACAAGTCAGCCGGCAGTGCTTTGGCCATTCGCTGCGAGGATGCTCTAAAAGCTTCCCTCCAATCATTCCTTGATAAGGACATAAACGATATTGTCGTCCATCCGAGTCCCAAAATGTGCGAACCCTCTCCTTTACTGGATAAGTACCGTGCCGCACTCGCAAAACTCGATCAAAAAGCCCTACGCGTCCGGGAAGCTTATATTGATGGCATAGATACAAAGGATGAGTACAAGGAAAACAAGAGACTGCTGGCAGAAGAGCGCGCCAAAATGGAGCAGCTCATCGAATCCGAGGAAAAGAAAGTGCTTTTTACAACTGAAACGCCAACCGCTGAAGAACTCGTCTCACGTATCCGGGATATTTTAGCAGTCCTTAACGATCCGGCCTGCAGCGTGATGGAAAAACACCGGGCCCTGGGGACCGTGCTGGATTATATGGAGTATTCGGGCGAAACCGATACTTTCCGGTTTTACTACCTCTTTACCTGATAAAACCATCCAAAATACGTTATTTTCCTCTTGTATCCCTATTTGCAATAAGGAGGGCCCAACGGAGAAGTCGGCGCCGCCATGCGCTACCTTTCCCAGCGCTATTCCAATACCAACCGCAAAGTAGCAGGTGTCCTGACCGATATCGGGATATCGGTGGGAAAGTTGCGCATAACGTCAAAACTTGTCCATTAATCCCTTTACAATTAAAAAGAGCAATAAAACAGGCAGAACATACGTCACGTACATCCGGATCCAGCGCGGAAGTTTTAACCCTTCTCCCGTATTCGCCTCTTCCCGGTACTTTTCAAATCCCCAGCCAAACCGCGTCACACAAAAGAGAAGATAACAAAGGGAACCGATCGGCAGGATCAGGTTGCTTACCAAAAAATCTTCCAAATCTAAAATCGCGCTGTCTCCTCCCAGCGGATGGAAATCTGACCACAGATTATAACCAAACACACACGGAAGGGAGAGAACGATGATGACGACAACATTTACCAGACAGGATTTCTTTCTGCTCCAGCCGAACAGATCCATGCCACAGGAAATGATATTTTCAAACACAGCTAATATCGTGGAAAATGCGGCAAACGTCATAAAGACAAAAAACAGCGTTCCCCAAATCCGGCCGCCCGCCATGCCGTTAAAAATATTGGGGAGCGTGACAAAAATAAGGGATGGTCCCTGATCAGGACTGATCTGAAAGGCAAAGCAGGTAGGAAAAATGATCAGGCCTGATATAAGCGCCACAAGCGTATCCAAAATAGCAATATTTACGGATTCTCCCAGAAGGCTTCGTTTTTTGTCTATATAACTGCCAAAGATCCCCATGGCACCGATGCCCAGGCTCAACGTAAAAAAGGCCTGATTCATGGCAGCGATAATTGTCTCCCAAACGCCCACCTCTTTCATTCTCTGAAAGTCCGGAAGCAGATAGAATTTCAGTCCCTCGGCGCCGCCCGGCAGCGTACAGCTGTAAACGGCAAGAACAACGAT